CGTCACAACCATGTGGTATTCGGGGTATGAAAACCTTGAAATTACGCCCCAGGACGTATTCACCAGCGCCGAGTTTGACTGGAAGCAGCTTGCTGTCGCCGTGTCGATTTCGGGCCTGGAGCAGCTTCAGAACTCGGGCAAGGAAGCGATTATCGACCTTCTGGAATCCCGCGTGAAGAACGCCGAGCGTTCCATGGTCAACACCCTGTCCGACGGTGTGTATTCCGACGGCACGGGTTCCTCGTCCAAGGAAATCGGTGGCTTGCAGTTGCTTGTTGCCGATAGCCCCTCGACGGGAACGGTTGGCGGTATTAACCGCGCCAACTGGTCGTTTTGGCGGAATATCTCTTACGATTCCACCACTGACGGCGGCGGTGCCGCTACGTCAAGCAACATTCAGGGCTACATGAACACGGTTTACAACCAGTTGGTTCGTGGAACCGATCATCCTGACCTGATCGTTGCCGACAACAATTATTACAACCTCTATCTGGGAAGCCTCCAGACCATTCAGCGCGTCACTGACGACAAGATGGCCTCTGCTGGCTTTACCTCGCTCAAATACATGGGCGCAGACGTTGTTCTTGATGGTGGGTTCGGTGCCGATGCGCCGAGCAATCATATGTATTTCCTCAATTCGGATTACATCCACTATCGTCCGCATCGTGACCGCAACATGGTTCCGCTTTCGCCGGATCGCCATGCTGTGAATCAGGATTCCGTGGTCAAGCTGATTGGCTGGGCCGGTAACATGACCCTGAGCAATGCTTCGCTCCAGGGCGTTCTCAAAGATTAAGGGAGGGAATAATGGCTTATACCATTGACGGTTCTACTGGTGTTGACCTGACGGCCACACCCGCAGATTCCGAAGCTGGCACGCCGGGATTCGCTCTCGGCAAGTGTGTCTCCACCAATGACGGCGGGGTGTATATGTATGTCCACGCCAACGGTGCAATCACCCAGTATGATTTCGTCGGCATTGACGAAAACTTTGAGGCGGCCTCGCTGACGACTGCGATGGCCGATGACGGTTGGATGATTGGTGCTGCACAGGTGGCCTTTGCCGATAACGATTACGGCTGGGTTGCCACGAAGGGTTCCAACATCAACGGCGCGGTGCTTGCATCTTGCGCGGCTGACGTTGCCCTTTACACTTCGGCTACTGCCGGTTCGCTTGACGACGCGACCACCACGACCAAGATTGACGGTGTTGTGGTTGTCACGGCGCTTGGCACTCCGGCGGGCGGGACTGAGGTTATCATGACCCATCCCAAGTCTGGTGGATTCTAGGACTGACCGGGGGGGAGAAATCCCCCCCGGACTTTCCCCGCTGGAGTTTTCACGGGAATTTAACCCCAAACAGGTTGACGAGGCTTTAGGCCATATCCGCGAGAACTGCAAAAGACCCCTGCCACGTTTGGAAGCCGGGGAAATACGCGACGACACGCTGGTTATTGTTGGCGGTGGCCCGTCGTTAAAGACCCATCTCGATTATTTAAAAAATACAGACAATAAAATCATTTGCGTAAATGAGGCCCACGACTTCCTTGTGAGGGAGGGAATTTACCCCTGGGGGTTTGCCTTTCTTGAGGTTGCCCCGTGGCCTGATGCGCTTTGTGAGGAATACCCGGAAGGGTGCAGGTATTTTATACCCTCCCACGCCCATCCACCGGCCTTCGACCGACTCGAGGGCCGAGACGTCACCATGTGGCACGCTAGATCAGACATAGGCGAGGTGGCGGTTATCCCCGATGAAAACCCGCTTCTGGTGACATGCCTTGGCACCCCGTCATTGAGTTGTTTAACCCTTGGGTTGGTGTTGGGGTTTCGTAAATTCGAGATGGTGGGTTGCGACGCCTGTTGCGAGGACACGACCCACGTTTACACCAATCGCACCGACGAGAATCACCAGTTTATAGAGGTCTGGTGTGGCGGGCGGTTGTTCAAGACCATGCCGTATCTTGCCAAGCAGGCGGCGGTATTCACCGAGTTTATACAACAATGGGGCTGGATGTTTTCCCTCACCGTTCATGGTGACGGGTTGCTGGCCCATATCCACAAGAAACTAAAAGGAGCGAAACATGCTGAATAACGGAGACATTGTAGGACTGGAGCAGGACAAGGCGCAATTCGTCGAGTTCTTTACCGAGGCCGTGCATCACAAGTTCAAATCGGAAGAAGAAGGCCACCCTGTTTATGTGGACAAGCCCTTCGTCAAGATCATGACGGCGGGATCGCGGGATGAGGTGATTCGCCCCATCAAGGACAGCGACAAGCAACGCTGGCCCCGTGAGTGGGAGTTTTACGAGAAGAACGAGGAAATTGCCGTCGAGGGCTGGCCTATCGAGCAGTGGCCAGCGCTTTCCAAGTCGCAAATTGCCGAACTCAAGCACATGAACATCCCCACCGTCGAGGCTTTGGCGGCGCTTTCCGATACCGGAATCCAGAACGTCGGCATGGGGGCAAGGGAGCTTGTTGCCAAGGCGAAGGCGGCATTGGAAGCGGCCAACGGAAACGCCGGACTTGAAAAGCTGGCCGCCGAGAACGAACGGCAAAAAGACGAAATCGAAATGTTGAAATCCCAGGTGGCCGAACTCGCCGCCAAGGTCGAAAAGAAAGGGAAAAAGAAAGCCGCATGACGCTTCTTTCCATGTTGCAGGACGTAGCCGACGAAATAGGCGTTGCGCGTCCTACCGCCATTATCGACTCAACCGACCAGACCGTGAGAACGCTGCTGGGCCTTGCCAACAAGGAAGGCGCGGAACTGGCAGAGCGTGGTCCATGGCAGGAATTAATCACCGAGGAGACATTCAGCACCGCCAACGGAACGGCGTCATACGCGCTGTCCACGGTGGCCTCTGATTACGACCGGATGCTGAATGACACGATCTGGAACCGCACCACAAGACGTCCGGTGGGAGGGCCGCTTTCTCCGCAGGGATACCAGGCGGACCAGGCGTCAGGAACCAATTACCCCTTCGGGCGGTTTCGTATCCAGGGCGGGAACATCATCATCACGCCAACACCGACGAGTGTGGAGACGGTGGCCTTTGAATATATCTCGGACCAGTGGTGCCAATCATCTGGTTCGGTTGGGCAAACCGCATGGACGGCGGATGACGATACCGGGAAAATCTCTGAAAGCCTTATGGCGGACGGCATTATCTGGCGTTGGTTGAAGCGCAAGGGCTTTGAATGGGAACCCGACGAGAGGGCATACCAAAAAAGGGTTGATAAGGCGTTGGGGAGGTCTGGTTCTGCCCCAACCTTGGGGATGGCGTCACCAAAGAATGACGGGGTGCAGGATGTCGCGACGGTGACACTCAATACATGGGCGGACTGGACGAACGATAATTGGGAGGATTTGGTTTGACCGCGCTTACAGGGCAGAAGCCCGGAAACAGCTATAAGGATTTAGTGCAGGTTTCCAATTCCAATGCCGGTATTGATACAACCCTGAGAGATGTGGAGGACGGGGAGGGGACGGCTTCTGCATTACAGGTTTCGACGACAGGAGTTAAGTCCACCGGCACTTTGGCTGTTACGGGCGTAGCGACCTTCTCTGGCGGCGTTAGCGGCGCGGTGGCGGGCGTTACGGCAGGAACGGGGCTGTCGGGTGGCACAATCTCCACAACCGGCACGCTGGCCGTTGATATAAGCAGTTTGACGGCTGACGGGTCGCCGGATTCGGGTGCGGATTACGTTATGACTTATGACGATTCCGCCTCCACCTTGAAAAAGGTTTTGCTTTCCGATCTGGCGGGTTCGGGTGACGTTTCCGGCCCCGCGAGTGCCACGGATTCGGCTATTGCCCTGTTTGACGGAACGGGTGGAAAGACCCTCAAGGATTCCACCTATACGATTACGGCGGCGGGTGCTGCATTGCTGGATGATGCGAGTGCGGCGGCACAAAGAACCACGCTCGGGCTTGTCATTGGAACTGATGTCCAAGCTTACGACGCCACAATTGTTGTTGACGCCGATATAGGGGTTACGGTCCAGGCTTACGATGCGGACAACGCCACTAGGACGGGATCAACGGCCCCCACAGAACACATCTCAATTGCCTGTTCAGACGAAACTACAGCCCTGACTACAGGAACGGCCAAGGCAACATTCCGTATGCCCTACGCCTTCACGCTGACGGCGGTTCGGTGTTCCGCAACCACGGCCCCAACGGGCGCGACATTGACGGTGGATATTAACGAGGGCGGTGTAACAATCCTCTCCACCAAGCTGACTATTGATGCCTCTGAGAAAACTTCCACCACGGCGGCAACTCCGGCGGTGATTTCCGACGCGTCCCTAGCTGACGATGCGGAGATTACGGTTGATATAGACCAGATCGGCTCGACGGTTGCTGGTGCGGGCCTGAAAGTTTACCTAATCGGTTACAAGACATAATGGGGGTTATACTTAATCCTTACCGCTATGGCGGTGCGCTAGTCGCCCCTTCTGAGGTTGAATACCTTGTGGTGGCTGGTGGTGCTGGTGGCGGTGCGCTTAGTGGTTCATCTCCGGGCGGTGGTGGCGGTGGCGCAGGAGGTTACAAAACTGCTACAGGCTTATCGGTTGCAGACAGCACACCCTTAACCGTGACTGTAGGCGGTGGCGGTGCTGGTGGCACAGGCGATAACAACGGCTCAAACGGTTCCAATTCGGTTTTTGATTCTGTTACCTCTACCGGAGGCGGTGGTGGTGCTACGCCTAGCACGGCTGGCACGGCTGGCGGTTCCGGTGGTGGCGGTTCTTATAATTCCGCCGCTGGCGCAGCCACTCCATCAGGCCAAGGCAATGCGGGTGGTGCTGGTCATAATGCCTCCCAGGCTGCGGGCGGTGGTGGTGGTGCGGGTGCTGTCGGTGGGGCTGCAACCTCAACAGACGGCGGGGCTGGCGGTGCCGGTTCTGCATCCTCGATTAACGGTTCATCTGTCACCCGTGGAGGAGGAGGCGGTGGTGGCCGTGGTTACTCAGGCGGTGGTTCGACCACAGGCGGTGTTGGGGGTTCAGGCGGTGGCGGTGCTGGCGGCACAAATGACGACCAGGTTGCTGGAACAGCAAATACAGGCGGTGGCGGCGGTGGCTTCGGTCACCCCACGGACGGTACGGGCGGGAACGGCGCGGCAGGCGGTTCGGGCGTCGTGATTATCCGATACGCCGACACTTACGCCCCAGCCGACAGCACGACAGGTTCACCGACTTACACTGTTTCAGGTGGTTATCGTATTTACGAGTGGACAGGATCAGGGAGTATCACGTTCTAATGGCGCATTTTGCACAACTCGACGCGAGCGATATTGTTGTTCAGGTTATTGTCGTTCATGACGGCGATGCTCCCGATGAGGCGACGGGGGTCGCGTATCTGAAAAACCTCTATGACAACGATACGAAATGGGCGCAGACCAGCTTCAACACGCGCCGCAATGTCCACGCTCAGGGTAAGACACCGTTCCGCAAGAACTTCGCCGGTATTGGTTATCAGTTTGACCGCGCAAGAAATGGTTTTATCCCACCGAAGAAATATCCCTCATGGGTATTGAACGAGACTGAGGGCGATTGGGATCCTCCCACGCCTAATCCCGGTGCCGGATATGTATGGGATGAGTCCGCGACAAGTTGGGTGCTGGGTTAAATGGCAATTGGACAGGATACCTCCCCCGCACCTATCGGGGGGTGGAACGCCCGCGACCAGATTTCAGACATGGTGGAAAACGAGGCGATTACGCTTGAGAACTATTTTCCCTCAACGTCGTCGGTCAAACTCCGCAAGGGGTATGAATCATACGCTACCGGGTTGGGGTCAAATGTTGAGTCCCTGATGGAATATGAATCGGGGACGGCCTCGGAGTTGTTCGCGGCGGCAGGGGCCAATATCTATGATGTTTCCTCAAGCGGGGCGGTGGGGGCGGCTGTTGTTTCAAGCCTGACAAGCGCCCAGTTCCAGCATGTCATGTTTACCGCCGGGGGCGGGGATTACCTGGTTGCCTGCAACGGGGCCGATTCGGTCAGGAACTATAACGGCACAACGTGGTCAACCCCCTCGATCACCGGGGTTACATCGGCCAACCTGATTGCGCCCATGGTTTTCGGGTCAAGGTTATTTTTTATCGAGAAGAACACGGCGTCATTCTGGTATCTCGGCACGGGAGCTGTTGCCGGGGGTGCAACTGAATTTGATTTAGGCCCGATTGTCTCTCGCGGTGGTGAGTTGATGGCAATGGGAACATGGACCCGTGACGGTGGGGCCGGTCCCGATGATATGGCCGTGTTCGTCATGTCCACCGGGGAAGTGGTTATTTATTCCGGCACCGATC